AGATGGCCAAGAAGCTCAAGAGCGCCACGCTCAGCCGCAAGGATCGTAAGCTGCTAGCCGACGCCCTGCTCAACATGGAGGACGAATCATGATGAACAAAGAAGTGTGGGACAAGCCCAGGCCCAAAGAGTTGGGAAAGCCAAAAGAGCTGTCTTCGTTGGAAAAGCGCAATGCCATGCGACGTGCAGCAAAAGCTGGCAGGCCGTACCCCAATTTGGTTGACAACATGGCTGCAGCCCGCGACAAAAAATGAGCAAGTACAAAGACCCCGAAGGCGGTCTGACCGAAGCAGGCAGGCGCAAGTTTGAATCGTCTGGCGAGAGCAAAAATCTCCAGCCAGGCGTGAAAGACAGCGCGCCAAGCGGTGAGCGTGCCAGGCGCAAGGGGTCATTCTTGACCAGGTTCTACACCAACCCAAGCGGGCCGCTGGTCAACGACAAGGGAGAGCCGACCAGGCTTGCGCTGGCAGCCAATGCATGGGGTGAGTCTGTGCCCCGCACTCAGGGAGCTGCCGCACGTCTGGCCGCTAAAGGTCGCAATTTGCTTGACAAGTACAAGCTAGAAAAGGAATGACATGGAATACGCAAACAACGCCAAGGGCGGCAAGCGCTTAACGCCCGAAGAGATCATCAAGCGCCAATCGCTGGCGCAGACAAAGAAGGATGAGTTTCAGCAGCTCTACCAGGACGCCTATGAGTTCGCCCTGCCCCAGCGCCAGCTGTATGGCGTTTGGGAAGGTGGTGCTGTTGGCGCCAAGAAGATGCAGCGCGTCTTCGACAGTACAGCAATCAATAGCACCCAACGGTTTGCTAACAGACTGCAGTCGGTTGTGTTCCCGCCGCAGCGCCGCTGGTGCCGCTTGGAGCCAGGTCTTGACATCCCAATGGATCGCAAGCCACAGGCCCAGGCCATCCTTGAGCTGTACGGCGAGAAAATGTTTGCCATCTTGCGTCAGTCCAACTTCGACATTGCCATGGGTGAGTTCTTGCTCGACCTGGCGGTGGGCACTGCCTGCATGATGGTGCAGCCAGGCGACGACGTGAACCCGATCAACTTCATCCCCGTGCCCCTGTTCCTGGTGAGCTACGAGGAAGGCGCCAATGGCCAGGTTGACAACGTCTACCGCCGCATGCGCTTGAAGGGCGAAAGCATTCAGCGCCAGTGGCCAGATGCCGACATCCCGCAAGAGATGCAGCGCCGTATCGCTGACAAACCAACTGATGACATTGAGTTGCTTGAGGCCACGATCTATGACGCAACACGCGGTGACTACTGCTACCACGTCATTGACAAGGTCAGCAAGGCAGAGCTGGTCTACCGCCGCCGCAAGGTCAGCCCTTGGGTGATCTCGCGCTACATGAAAGTGGCCGGTGAAATCTACGGTCGCGGCCCGCTCATGACCGCCCTGCCCGACATCAAGACGCTGAACAAGACCATCGAGCTGCTGCTCAAGAACGCATCGCTTGCAGTCTCTGGCGTGTACACCGCTGCCGATGATGGCGTGCTCAACCCCAACACGGTCAAGATCGTGCCAGGCGGCATCATCCCCGTTGCGCGCAATGGTGGCCCACAAGGCCCATCGCTCATGGCCCTGCCCCGCTCTGGCGACTTCAATGTGTCGCAGCTGGTGATCAACGATCTGCGCGGCAACGTCAAGCGCATCTTGCTGGACGAATCCCTGCCCCCAGAGAACATGAGCGCTAGGTCAGCCACCGAGATTGTCGAGCGCATGAAGGAGCTGTCTCAGAACCTGGGCAGCGCGTTTGGCCGACTGATCAACGAAACCATGATCCCCGTGGTCACCAAGATTTTGGAAGTCATGGACGAGCGCGGCATGATCGATCTGCCTTTGCGGGTCAATGGCCTGGAGGTCAAGGTGTCTCCCACATCGCCATTGGCCAACGCCCAGGCAATGGACGAAGTCAACGCGGCGCTGCAGTTTGCCCAGATCACCCAGCAAATGGGTGCCGAAGGTCAGGTGGCCGTCAAGTTTGGCGACATGATCGACTACCTGGGCGACAAGCTGGGTGTGCCTGCTTCGCTTCGCAACAGCGCTGCAGAGCGTGCGTTTGCCATTGAGCAGCAGCAAGCCCAGCAGGCTCAAGCCATGGCGGCCCAGATGGCCATGCAGCAGCAGGGCATGGCACCGCCTGGTCAGCCTGCACTACCTCAACCACAAGGAGCAATGTAATGAATTATCAAACTAGGCCGGATGGATCGGCAAAAGGCGATGGATTTTTTGGGAAACTTAATCGTCCAGATGGTAGCGTATCAACGGAAATATCTGTGAGCGTAGGTATGAATGGTAAGGAAATGAACATTCCTTTAATTGTCCCAACCCTTACAAAACAAGAACTCAATTATTTATTGAGTACGGATGTTGAAAGCAAAAGTTTTTTTAGCAATATGCCGCCATCCATTATGGACAAAGCATATGAGCATGCAAATACACGCATCAAATCTGGCATGTCTCCATTTGCTGGGCCAGATGAAATTGTTAAGGCCCCAATCGAATGAGCTGGGACGAGCTCGACGCCATCGGCCAGGTCGATATCCGCGAAGCCAACCAGCAGCGCGATGACCTGGCGCGCCTAACACTTCGCGTGTTTTCAACCGAGGACGGCAACAAGCTGCTGACCTGGTTGCGCGACATGTATGTGAATGTGCCCATCGCCGTGCCGGGCACAGACCCGTCCCATGCGTTCTTTGCTGAAGGGCAGAGAAACGTGGTTCGGGACATCGAGGCGCGGATCAATCAAGCAAGGAAACTATGACGACCGAAACCGAAACCAATGTCGAGCCCAGTTCTGGCCTACTCGACAGCGTGCAGGTGGCAGACGAAAGCAAGACAGAGAACCCGCAAGCTGTTGAGATCGACCACAAAACGACCACAGCAATTGACTTGGCACCAGGCACCATTCCTGGCACGCCAAAAGAACGCCCGGATTGGTTGCCAGAGAACTTCTGGAACCAGGACAAGGGCGAAGCCAACATGGAAGCCATGGCCAAGTCTTATGCTGACTTGCGCAAGGTGGTCAGCCAGGGCAAACACAAAGCCCCAGAGGGCGGCAAATACGACACTGCAGCGCTTGGCGTGAAGGACATCGAGGCCGATCCACTGGCAAAGCAATACGTTGGCTGGGCGCAGAAGTACGGCATCAGCCAGGTGGCATTTGATGAGCTGGCGCAAAACGTCAATCAGATGGCTGCTGAGATGGCTGGCCCGCCCATTGACACACAAGCTGAGATGAAGTCTCTCGGCCCCAACGCCAACGCCGTGGTCAACGGCATGGTGGACTGGGCACGCGGCCTGGTCAACAAGGGCGTGTGGAGCAAGGACGACTTTGAAGAGTTCAAGATCATGGGTGGCACAGCTCGCGGTCTAAGCGCTTTGATGAAGGTGCGCTCTGCCTATGAGGGCCGGGTGCCAATTGAGGTTTCACCGATGGAAGGCGCTCCCAGCAAGGAAGAGCTGTACCAGATGGTCAACGATCCCAAGTACAAAACCGATGCTGCTTACCGCCAGAAGGTGGAGCGGATGTTCCAGCAGCACATTTCCTGATCTCCTTGAGGTTGCCATTTTGACCCAGCTTCGGCTGGGTTTTTTTTATTTGTCAAGCACCATTTGCATTTTGTACAAATACTCATACAATCGCGCCCAAGGCATACCAGGCAACTGGCCCTTACCGCAGCGGATGCTGACGATTGGCTGCCGTAAACAGCAAGCATTCGGCCCAGGTAACTGGATAACCGGCGCGAGAACCAAACCGTTTTTTTAAACAACCGAGGAAAATATCATGAGCATTTCATTAAGCAATGCCTTTGTTACTCTCTTCGATGCTGAGGTAAAGCAAGCCTACCAAGGTAAGGCAATGCTGGTTCCTGCCGTACGTCAGCGTCGTGGAGTCGAAGGCTCAACCGTTAAGTTCCCAAAAGTCGGCAAGGGTGTTGCAACCCCCCGCGTTGGTCAAACTGATGTCACACCATTGAACGTGGGTTTCAGCTCTGTCACTTTGACATTGGCTGATTTCAACGCAGCTGAGTACAGCGACATCTTCTCCCAAGCTAAGGTCAACTTTGACGAGCGCCAAGAACTGGTGCAAGTCGTGGCCAGCGCCATGGGCCGTCGCCAAGATCAAATGATCTTGGATGCACTTGCAGCTTCCAGCACTTCGCTGACTGTTGCAAACAGCGTTGGTGGCTCAACCACCAACTTGAACGTGGCTAAGCTCCGCGCAGCTAAGCGTTTGCTCGATAAGAACAACGTGCCTGCTGACGGTCGCCACATCATCATCCATGCAAATGGTTTGGACAGCCTCTTGGGCGAGACAGCCGTGACCAGCTCTGACTTCAACACAGTCAAAGCATTGGTTCAAGGCGAGATCAACACCTTCTTGGGCTTTATGTTCCACACATTGGGTGACCGCAGCGAAGGTGGCTTGCCCATCGACGGTTCTTTGGATCGTACTTGCTACGCCTTCCACTCTGCAGCCGTTGGCTACGGTGAAGGCATCGGCATGCGCACAGAGATCAACTACATCCCCGAGAAGACCAGCTGGTTGGTTAACGAAGTCTTCAGCGCTGGCGCCATCGCCATCGATGATGAAGGTATCGTTAAGTTAACTTGCCGCGAATCTTGATCTTAAAAGGAGCATGAATCATGGCTTATTCTTCTACCGGCTTCAACGCCATCGGCGGCCAGTCTAAATCTGGCAACGCTCCATCGATCTACACATACGCATCTGCTGACGCTCAGTCAGTGATTCGTGCGTCTGGATACTTCAACTCTATCTCGACCATCCTTAAAGTTGGCGACATCATTTTTTGCTACTCCGCAACGGGTGGCACTCCTGTGATGTCAACAGCCTATGTTGTCAGCAACGCTTCTGGCGTGGTTGACATCACTGATGGCGTGACAGTGACAGCAACTGACACCGATTAATCGGATCAGGTAACACGACGGGCCAACTTCTGATCACTCGGAGGTTGGCCCTTCTCACATTGAGAGGTTCACATGGCTGCTGGCGATACTGGCGTTTCAATCTGCTCTGATGCCCTGCTGATGCTGGGCGCAAAATCCATCACGTCATTCAATGACGGTACTGATGCGGCCAGTGTATGCGACCGCCTATACCCCGACATCCGCGATTCGGTGTTGACTACCTACCCCTGGACGTTCAACACCAAGAAGGTGCAGCTGGCTCAGCTGATCACCACACCCAATTCTGTCTGGCGCTACGAATACCAGCTGCCAGGTGACCGGCTTGGCACCGTGCGAGCTGCTTATGCAACGGCAGCGCAAAACGCCTACCCCAACAAAGACTGGGAAATCCAGGGCGACAAACTGCTGACCAACCTGCCTGCTGTTTACCTGGACTACCAGTACAGCGTCGGCGAGTTTGCCATGCCGCAATACTTCGTGCAGCTGCTCAAGTACATGATGTCCTGGCACTTGGCCATGCCGATCACAGAACAAAGCGACCGTGCCCAATACTGGCAAGGCGTTGCTGTTGGTGGCCCAGCTGAAAATGGCCGTGGTGGCTACATGCGCACTGCGATGAACATCGATGGCCAGGGCACACCAACCCGCGTCATTGAAGACTTCAGCCTGATTGCAGTGAGAAACTGATGCCGCGCTTTGTTGACATTCAAACCAACTTCAGCACGGGCGAGCTCGACCCGCTGCTGCGCTCGCGCATTGATCTCGCTCAGTACAACAACGCGCTGGCCAAGGCCACCAATGTGGTGGTGCAGCCGCAGGGTGGCATTCGTCGCCGTCCTGGTCTAAAGCACATCGCTGAGCTGCCAAATTCTGCAGCCAACGGCGTGCGCCTGGTGCCGTTTGAGTTTAGCGTTGATGACAGCTACATGCTTTGCTTTGTCAACGAACGCATGTATGTGTTCAAAGACGGCGTGCAGATCACAGCCATCAACGGTGGCGCTAATCCATATCTGACCACCACAATTACAAGCGCAATGCTTAGCCAGCTGAACTGGACACAGTCGGCTGACACCATGTTCATTGTTCACCCTGACCTGGCGCCTGTGAAGCTGGTGCGCGGTGGTTCTGATTCAAGCTGGACGATTAGCACATACACCTTTTCCAGCATTCCAAAATACGCATTTACGCTGACGGTGACCACACCTACATCTGGCCACCTGACGCCCAGCGCTGTCTCTGGCAACGTCACACTGACATCGCAGAATTCCGCATTCAGCGCGGGCAGTGTTGGTCAATACATCAACGCATACCCACAGGGCCGTGCGCGCATCATTCAATACATCACGGCAACTTCAGTGAAGGCCGTGACCGAATACCCATTCTTTGACACCAGCAACATTGCCCAGGGCAGCTGGGAGATTGAATCAGGCTATGAAGATGTGTGGAGCTCCGGCAAGGGCTGGCCCCGCACAGTGACCTTCCATGAGGGCCGCCTGTACTTCGGTGGCTCTAAGTCACGCCCATCCACAATCTGGGGCAGCAAGATCGGCATCTTCGATGAGTTCATGCCTACCGAGGCATTTGATGATGATGCGGTCGAGGCAACCCTGGACACCAGCTCGCTCAACGTGATCGTTGACATGATCTCTGGCCGTGACTTGCAAGTGTTCACCACCGGCGCTGAGTTCTATGTGCCGCAGTCTGGCACCGATCCGATCACGCCGCTCACGCTGACATTCAAGGGCGTAAGCCGCAATGGCATCAAGCCAGGCACCCGCGTGCAATCGCTGGAGTCTGGCACGGTCTACATTCAGCGCCAGGGCAAGTCGATCAACGAGTTCCTATTCTCTGACACGCAGCTGACGTATGTGACGCAGCGCATCTCATTGCTGTCTGGTCACCTGCTCAAAGCACCGACCAGGATGGC